TTCAAGTACGAACGAGTCACGGGCATGACGAAGCAGTGCATTTACGAAAGCATGGGCAATGAGTACACGATCACGATCAGCGCCGCCTCGCTTTGCCCGCTGACGCTTCAGGTATGAGTGCCGAGGCCAGCAGGTCGAGGGCGGGGGCGGATGAATTTATCCGTCAGAAATACCAGAGCCTATGGGAGCGGTACGGGTTACTTGAAATCGAGGTCGAGGCATTGCGCGCCGCGCAAGACGCCCGGTCGCAGGACGACGGCAAGTTGGAGCGCGCTATCGAAGCCCTGCGCGCCGAGGTCGAGCGGCTGAGGGCGGCGCTGACGCTAGTGCGGGACACGCAAGGCGGGCGTTACGGGTGGCCGTGGGATCACGTCGAGGCGCACGTCAACGCGGCGCTGGGTCTTGTGCGTCCGATTCCAAGCGCGGGAGGCTGTGCGATGAACGAAGTAACCAAGTTGCTCGAAGATGCCCGCGCGCGGATTACTGACCCAGCGCATTGGACGCAGGGCGTTCTAGCGCGCGATGCCAATGGGATAAATTGCGCGTTCCTGTCAAGCGGCGATCCGGTTTGCTGGTGCGCGCTCGGGTCGCTCAATATGAGCGCCGAGACGCTGCATGCAAACCAACGGACCTATCAATCGGCAAACTGCGAAATGGTGGCTGCCGCTCAACGGATGCACGAAAGAACTATTTCGACCGTGAACGACAAATGCGGCCACGAAGCCACGCTGCGGATGTTCGACGACGCGATAAAGCACTCGAAGATGGGTGAGGCATGATCAAAAAAAGACTAATCAACGAAAACGCCGCCCTACGCACCAAAAGCGAGCGGCTGGTATTGAGGGTCGCCGCATTGGAGCGCGCGTTGCGGCGCTCTGCTTCTCGTGTAGCAATCAGTGAGGCGCCGGTGCCTGGCGAAAAAGGCGCGTCAATTCTTCGCGAAGCGGACTTCTTGGTACCACGACAGGGAGGTGTGTGATGCCAATCGAAGATGACGCCCATCGCCGCGTACGCGGATTGCTGGAGAGCAACAAAGCATTGCGCGGCGCAATATTGGCCCGGGGCGCCGAGATCGAGCGGCTGGTGAAGGACCGGGACGAGCACGCACGTATCTCCTGGGCACGGGGGGCGCAGATAGACACACTGACTAGTGCTCTCATTAAGATCGCCCGGGCTGACGGGGAGTTTGCGGCAGACGAACTGGAGCGGCAGGCCTCCGACGTGCTGCACAAAGTCGGCACGGGGGCCGCATCATGACTAGCATCATGGAGATGGTCCGGGATGACCCGGTCGGGATGAACTGCACCCATGCGTGCCCGAAGTGCCTGGAAAAGTCCCTGTCCACGCTACGCCGGCCCGATGGCATGGTCCTGTACCAGTGTTGGCGGGCTACGTGCGCCATATCGGGCGTCAAGGGGGGAGGTGCCCGCGGTCCTGGTCCCAAGGCCCCGGCCTTCGAGCCGAACCCGTACCCGTATCCCACGGCAGCGGTCAAGGGGGCCTACTACCGGGTACGGGATGACGGGGAAGGGCGGGGGGTGTGGTCCGAGACGGTCTGGGAGTGCATCGCCTTCGACGGGGCTTTACTAGGCAACGTCTCCCGCCGGGTCTACGAAAACCCAGCCCAGAAGAAGTTGGTCCGGACCTGGAGAGAACTCAACCGGCCCTTCTACTGCGTGCCCCGGCCCCTGTCGTGTTCCCGCCGCGGGGTGTGGTTGGTCGAGGACACGGCCTCCGCCGTGCGGCTCGGCGAGAATCACTGCGCCGCGGTGTCCCTGCTCGGGACCACTCCCTCCGAGGACTTTCTACGCGACGAACTGGACTTCGCCATGCGGCGATACGAAAAGACCCGCATTGTCATCGCCCTGGACCCCGGGGCAGAGGCCGCCGCCGCGAGGCTCCGGGACCGTCTCCGGGCTCGTGCGGACTATGAAGTGCTGGTGATTCCCATCGAGATGGACATCAAGGACATGACCGAGTCCCGTCTGGAGGCGCTTGTGGACTTCTATAACCCGTGTTAGTCTGTAGCCCCCCCGAGAGGAGTAGAGGATGACCCCATACCGGACCCTGCTGGCCGTGTCGATGCGAGACCGGGAGTCCTTCGAGATGATCCGTGCCTCCGGGGAGGCCGATCATTTCCAGGACATGCTCGCGCCAGTCTGGGTTGGCGTCCTGGCTTTCTATGAACGGGATGCCGGGGTGCGCTCCTGTGACCCGGCCCTGCTGATTGCCGAGGTGCGCCGCACCCAGCGTAACCCCAAGCACGCGGATGCGGTCGAGCAGATCATCAAGGACCTCGCCGAGGCCGATGTCTCGGCCCCGAATGCCCGGGCATACCTGGAGGCCGCGGCCCGGGAGCGGGTGGGGGACAGCCTCTCCGCATCCCTGGCTATCCGCCGCCCATCCCATGAGATCCTGGGGTTGATCCAGGAGTACATGGAACTCGATAGCAGATATGCCCCCCAGGACGAAGCACAGCCCGACTGGGCGGCCCTGATTGCCCGCCGCACCGACCCCGGTCAGCGGCTCGCCCTGACCCCCAAGGAGCTAAACGACTGGGTGGGTGGGGGCTTGCTGCCGGGGCATAACGTGACCCTGTTCGGCCGGCCGGAGTCGGGCAAGTCAGCCCTGGCAATCTCGATGGCCTGCGGGTTCGCGCGCCGGGGGCACAAGGTGCTCTACGTCGGGAACGAGGACCCTATCGAGGATATTGCCCTGCGGGCCATCAAGAACCTGACCGGGATATTGGACCCGTCCGGGAACCCGGCCGCGGCGGCCCTCGAAGCCGTCGCCAGGGGGCTTAATAACCTCGTGTTCCGGGAGCTATCCCCAGGGTCTCTGGGGGAAGCGGAGCGCCTCGTGCGTATCCACAAGCCGGAGGTCCTGATCGTGGACCAGTTGCGGAACCTGACCGGGGGGAAGCTAGCCGACAACTTCACCCAGCTGCTCGATAGGTCCGCCCAGGGTATCCGGGCCATCGGCAAGAAGTACAAGCTCGTGACCATCGCCGTGACCCAGGCCGGGGACTCAGCCCGGGGCAAGCCGGTCCTGAACGACGGGGACATTGACTCATCGAACACGGGCATCCCGGGGGCCGCAGATGTCCTGATCGGGGTGGGGGTGACTGAGCACCTGGAGGCCGCCGGCCAGAGGATGCTTTCCATCTGCAAGAACAAACCGACCGGCCGACATGGTTTCTTTCCTGTCCAACTACACGCGGCCCTGTCCCGCGTCAGGAGTAAGTGATGAAATTGCAAGAGGCTTTCGATATTTCGGCGGCGCATCTGTTGCGCCAGAACGCACGCGCCATTGAGGGCGCACCGCAGGGCAGGGGGCGCTGCCGCTACAGGACCGAGGACGGGCGCAAGTGTGCCATTGGCGTGCTGATGCCGGATGCCCTGTACCGGGAGGCGTTCGAGAACCATTCAATATGGGAAGTTATGATGATGTCCCCCGAGTTCAAGCACCACATCATGGACGGCTCGTCCCATACTGCCCCGATGGGGGAGTTACTGGAGGATCTTCGCGCGGTTCACGATCATGTTGCGACCTGCGAATGGCGGCCGGCGCTGCACGCACTCGCTGTAACTCACGGCCTCACGGCCGATGTCCTCGCCCACACCAAACGAGAGGTTGCCTGATGTACCTGTCCTACGCTGACGCCCTGAAGGGTGTGGTCGATCCCGATGCCGTTGAGCCCCTCGTGGGCATGATCCAGCAAGTGAAGACCTGGGGGGATTTCCAGACCAAGTTCCTCCCCGCCTCGGTGGTGGTGAACCTTATCGACGAGATCAAACGGCTCAAGGAGATCGAGCCCGCAGGGTCGGATGAGTAACACCGGCCCAGGGCTCCCTTGGTACTTGCGGGACCCGGGGGCCCACCACTTTTCCAGCGGGCAGGTACTGACGCTGGACTTGGAGACAACGAACGTGGAGTACGGGGACTCCCGGCTCCCGGCCAACCGCATCGTGCTCGGAACCCTGAAGCACGGTGCGGGACCGTCCCGGACCTACATGGGACAGGAGGATGTATTACAGGCGCTGGCTTGTATCGACGAGCCTACTATCCTTGTGGCGCACAACGCCAAGTTCGAGCTAGGATGGATGCTGCGGCTGGGCCTGGATATCTCCCACTTCTTGCCGTGGGACACGATGATCGCTGAGTACGTGATCGCGGGCAACCGCCGTGTTCCCCTGGACCTGGGGTCCGTGTCCACGAGACGGGGGTTTCGAGGCAAGGACCCCGTCGTGGATCTCCTGATCGAGGGGGGCGTCTGCCCATCAATAATACCCGAGCACTGGCTCCGTGCCCGGTGCGAGCGGGACGTACAGACCACGCACCAAGTTTACCGCGCTCAGAACGTGGAACTCCTGGGCACCAAGCTCCTGAACGTCCTTTTTACCCGGTGCATTGTTACCCCAGTCCTGGCGGCCATCGAACGCGAAGGGATGACGCTGGACAAGGGCCGGGTGTACAAGGAGTACGATAGAGTTGTGCGGGCTCGGGGGGAGGTCGAGCAGAAGCTGGTACAACTCACTGGGGGGGTCAATACCCGGTCCACCAAACAATTGGGCGAGTACCTTTACGGCAAACTCGGGTTCGCCGAACTCCGTGACCGGATGGGCCGGCCGCGGCGGACCAAAGCGAGCAAGGCCCACCCGGAGGGGCAGCGACTCACGGATGCCGACACGCTGGAGGCTCTTGTAGCCACCAACCCAGCGCAGAAGCAGTTCAAGAAGCTGCGGAGTGAATTCTCTAAACTTGACGCGGCTCTCAGCAAGAGCCTCAGATTCTTTAACGGCGTGTGCGAGGAGCATGATGGTACCTTTTATGGCAACTTCAATCAGTGTGTCACACAGACCCACCGCCTCTCAAGTTCGGGCCGGCGCATCACGCTCCGGGACAAGCACGAGTGCGGCGCGCAATTTCAGAACCTTCCACGGGAATACAAACGGCTATTCCGCCACCGGGATCAGGACACTGTATTGGTGGAGCCGGATGGATCTCAATTGGAATTCCGCGTGGCGGCGTTTCTTGGGCAGGACAAGGTCGCGTGCGCGGACATCGTCGCAGAGGCAGATATCCACCGATTTACTGCTTCAGTCCTTCACCGATGCCCGGAGGATCAGGTCACAAAGGCCCAGCGCACCAACGCCAAGGCCTCCACGTTCAAGCCGCTCTACGGCGGCATGTCGGGCACGGCCAGGGAAGTAGCGTACTACGAATCCTTCCGGGAGAAGTACAAGGCCATCTATGACACCCAGATGGAATGGGTTCATAAGGCCATGAAAACCCAGCAACTGGAAACCCCCTGGGGACTGGTGTTCTACTACCCCGGGACGGAAATGACCCGCTCGGGGTACATCACGAATACCCCTAACATCTTCAACTACTCGATCCAGAGTCTGGCCACGGCGGACATTATCCCAGTGTCCCTCGTGTACACATACTGGGCCATGAGGGCGGAGGGAATCCGGGGCAGGATCTTCAATACGATCCATGACTCCCTGATCGCGGAGATCCATCGGAATGATGTTGACAAGTTCCGAAAGGTTGTATTAAGCTGCTTTCTGGCCCGCACGTATGAGTTCTTGTCCCGGGTATATGGGATAGAGATGAACGTCCCGCTTGGGGTGTGGTTCACGGTGGGCAGCCACTGGGGCGAGGGCGAGGAGGAGAAACACTCCGCACCCTATAAGACGATTCTTTCAGATTCTTAAGGAGGACGGCATGGCGAAGGTTCAAGGTCAAGTGTTCCGGATCTACGAGAAGGAATTCCGGGGCAAGAAGTCGATCTCGGTCAAGTTGGAGGACAACCCGATTTTCTATCGGTTCGGGGACAAGCGCCACGCGGGCATCCTGGAGCCGGGTAACGTGGTCGAGTTCGAGGCGGGGGACACGAACGAGGACGGCAAGAGCGCGCACGCGAACGGCACCCCCGTGCAGGTCAAGGGCCAGAAGTCGGGCGGCGCATCGGCCCCGTCCGGCGGTGGCGGCGGTGGCGGGGCCCGCGAGGTGTCGATCCATTACCAGTCCGCTCGCAAGGACGCGCTGGAGTTCTTGCAGCTCGCCCATGTGGTCGGTGCGTTGAAGCTGCCGGCCACCGAGGCGAAGCGGCTCGGCGTCCTGGAGGCGGCTCTGGACAAGTACACGGCCATCTTCTTCGAGGACACCGGCATCCTGGGTGCGGTCACCCGGGCGAACGAGGAGCCGGCCGAGGCGGACGAGGATAGCCCCGTCCCGAAGGTCAAGGTGAAGAAGGCGGCCGAGGTCACTGAGGAGGATGACGAATGATTTGCACCAAGAAGTCGGGGAATGTCCAGATGATCCTCACCATGACCGAGGAGGAGGCCGAGGAACTGTCCGGCCTCCTGGCGATGGCGTCCTGGGACGAGTTGTCGTGGGCCTACCCTCTCTACGAGGCGCTCGGCACCGCGACCGACACCATGTTCTCCTGGAATGAGGATGAGCAGGTGCTGACGCCCACGCAGCCGGACGAGATCTAAAGCAAGTGGAATCTATCACGCAGCACGGGACACCTCTTGAGGTGGGCGGGGACCGTCGGGAACAGCGCCGGGTACTGGTGTGTGGGGGGAGGGACTTTTCCTCGGGCAGCATCGTAGGGGATATCCTGGACGAGGCGCATGCATACTGGCCATTCCGTTGCGTGATACACGGGGGAGCGAGGGGGGCAGACGTTCTGGCAGGCGTCTGGGCAGCGATGGCGGGGATCACGACCGTGGTGGTCCCCGCCCTCTGGGACTTCTACGGCAAGCCCGCGGGGGTCCGCCGCAACCGGGAAATGCTGCGGCTCCTGTCCCCGGACTTGGTCATCGCATTCCCCGGCGGACCCGGCACAGACAACATGAAGGAACAGTCCCAGCAATGGGGGTTCCCCGTAATGGAGGTCAAGGTTTCATGAGGACCATCAAATGGCAGCGGGCGACCAGGAAGGCCCGCAAGGTCGAATTGGACGGCATCAAGTATCATATCCAGAGGAGCATTGCCTTGGGCCATGTTATGGAGTCCTTGGCTCTGTCCCAACTCCATGACAAGCTAGTGGCTCTCGTGGACGACCCCAGGTTCGGCGCGGAGGTCAAGCAGATCCGCTTCGACGCCCTGCTGATCCGGTACGGATACGAGTCCCCGCTGAGATACACCTAGTGAACTTCGCTGCACAAACTCTGGCGGTGGCAGGGTGGTTCCTTTGGGCCCGCTCTTGGTTCGAGGCCCTGCTGTCATGAGGGTGCTCGTGGATGCCGACGTGATGGCGTATGCGGGGGGCTTTGCTACCCAGAAAACCATCTACGATGTGATGGCCGTCCTCCCCGATGGGGAGGTGCATCACTTGATGACCCCGCTTCAGGACGAGATCACGGCATGGATCATGATCTTGCCCCGGGGGACGGAGATTGACATTACCCCGGTAGTGGAGGCGGAGCCGCTCGTCAATGCCCTCGCCCTCTGCAAGCGGACCCTGCTCGGGATCGAGTCGGCCTTCGACGCGGCCGGGCACGAATTCAAGCACCTGGAATTGTTCCTGACCGGGAAGGGGAACTACAGGGACAGTATCGCCACCATCAAGGGCTACAAGGCGAACCGGGTCGGCAAGGAGAAGCCCGTCCACTACAAGGCCATCCGCCGGTACATGGTGGAGCGGTGGGACGCCGTGACGGTCGAGGGCTACGAGGCCGACGATGCCGTGGCGATGGAGGCCCATATCCTGGGCTATGACCCTGCCCGGGTATGTATCGTCAGCATGGACAAGGACCTCCGGACGGTCCCGGGACTGCTCTACAATTTCAAGCGCAAGAAGTTCTACACGATCACGGAGAACGAGGCGCTGTGCAACTTCTACCTACAGGCCCTGACAGGGGACGTGGTGGACAACATTGGGGGGTGCTTCAAGTGCGGGGAAAAAGGCGCGTCGGAGATCGTCCGGCTGGGGATGTCGGAGGAGGAAATGTACCAAGCCGTCCTCGCCGAGTACGAGGCCAGCGTAAAGCGGAAGGGGTGCCCATACGTCGGGCTCGGGGCCGCCGCCGCCCTGCTGGAGAACTGCCAGTTGCTGCACATGATGCGGTGGAAGGGGCAAAGGTGGTCCCCGGCTTCCGTTCGGGATATGAACGACAGATCAGTTATGAACTTGCCCGCCGAGGCGTCCCTTGGGCTTATGAACCTGAAAAGTTCTGGTTTCACGTCAGAGAGTCTGGCCGCCGATGCTGCGATTGCCGCTCTAAAGTTGTCGAGCGACGGTCCTCCTACATTCCTGACTTCCAAGTACGCCGCGGCGTCTCCGCCCGCGAGTGGTACATCGAGGCCAAAGGCAAGCTCACGGCGGCCAACCGCAAGCGGCTCGAAGCCTTCAAAGCCGAGCACCCCACCGTCCTTGTCCGGATCATCTTCCAGCGGGACAACTGGCTGACGCCCAAGAAGCGGGCACGGTACACCGATTGGGCCAAGGGGGCCGGGTTCGCGTGTGCTGTTGGGACCAAGTTACCCGAGGAGTGGTTCAAATGACGCAATACGAGACTGACCTCGCCCTGGAGAACGCCCTGTTGCAGCGGAAGCTGGGTCTCCTTGAGGACGAGAACTGTCAGTTGAAGGACGACCTCCGGAGTAACGACACGGCAGTGTCGTACTGGCGGGATCTCGCCGGGGAACACGAGGCCATTATCGCGAAGGTGCGGAAGGTGGTCGTGGGCATCGACGACCTGCTCAATTACTACCCGTGATGGGCGCTGTTCATAAAAGATAGGTCCTGAGGAGATAGTTCACATGGCATTTCAGGGAATGTTGATCGGTCTGACGGGGGCTGCGGGGGCGGGCAAAGACACGGTCGGCCGCTACCTGCACCGCGACTATTTTTTCCGCCAGATTGCTCTGGCTAGCCCTATCAAAGGGGCCATTGATGCGATCCTGGGCCGCCCCGGCAGCTGGGATAACCGGGAATGGAAAGAGCGCCCGCTCCTTGCCCTGGGTGGCAAGTCCCCGCGGTACGCGGCCCAGACCCTCGGCACCGAGTGGGGCCGCACCCTGATGGGCCCGACGTTCTGGATCGACCTTGTGGAGGACCAGATCCGGCCCGCCCTGCGGGGCGGCCATGACGTGGTGGTAACTGATGTCCGGTTTCCCCAGGAAGCGGACATGATCCACCGGAATGGTGGAGCTATGTGGGAAATCATACGTCCGGGCATTACGCCGGTCGAGGCCCACTCCAGCGAGGCGGGGCTGCCCCGCGGGTTCGTGGACATTCAGGTACAGAACACGGCGGACTTCGGGTCTCTATGGACCGTGGTCGATGTTCTAATGGAGCGCGCGCGATGATAAGGAACCGTGAGATAGCGTACCTGTTGGAGACTCTACGTTCCTGCAAGGTGGAGATCGAGGCCGTCGAGGACGAGTTCGAGGAGTACGTCTGCTCTGGTCACCTAGTGGACCAGATCGAGGAGGGCATCGCCATGTTGCAGTCCGCAGTAGAGGTGGGAGTCAAGTGAGCACGACACCGATGGAAGATGACCGTGACCGATGGAGACGGCGCGCCGAGTTGGCCGAGGGTACCATCGAGACTGATCCCTTGGCGGCCCTGACGCGGATTCTCCTCAAGAAGGTCGAGGAGATGGAGAAGGCCGTCGCCGACAGCGAGTACGCCAGGAACATGCTGCGGGAATGGGAGCCCGCGGTGCTGGCGGCCATGCTTGAACTGCGCCTGCAACTCACGTCCGGGGCCGGGGTAGTCGGTCTGGGGACGGACTGCGTACAGAACTTGTTTGGGTTGTATAACGAGCGGGTGGACCACGGCGAACTCATGACCCACGTCGCGGCCCCCGTGCGGTTCCAGGTCCCGTGGGCCGTATGAGCGGTCCCATAGACCATGCCGTTATCCCGGATGTCCAGGCCAAGCCGGGGACACCGACCCAGCATCTGTCCTGGGCGGGGCGCTACCTCGCCGAGCGCAAGCCCAATGTGGTCATCCAGATCGGGGACTTCTGGGACATGCCATCCCTGTCCTCGTATGACCGCGGCAAGGCCGCCTCCGAGGGCCGCCGGTACAAGGCCGACGTGGAGGCCGGTAACGAGTCGATGGAGGTCCTGATGGCCCCCATGCGGAAAGAGGCCCGCTGGTTCCGCAAGACCCGCTTCATCCAGACCCAGGGGAACCACGAGCACCGTATCGACCGGGCCGCGGACGATGCGGCGTTCCTGGAGGGGACCGTGTCCAGGACAGACCTCAACACCCGCGGATGGGAGGTGTACCCGTTCCTCGAAGTGGTCGAGGTGGACGGGGTGTCCTACTCACACTTCTTCCCCCGCTCGGCCAAGGGGCAGATCTCCCAGAGCCGCTCTGGGGCCCCGTCAGCGGCGGCCCAGGTCATCCGCAACGGAGGCTCGGCCACGGCCGGCCATACTCAGGGCATCGACATTTCCCCGGTGGTCCTGGGGGGCCGGATGCAATGGGGCCTGATCGCCGGCAGCTTCTACTTGCACGATGAGGGGTACCTGACCCCCCAAGGCAGGACGCACTGGAAGGGGCTGGTCATCAAGCACGATGTCCACAAGGGGGACTACTGCCCGATGCTGGTGGACATGCGCTACCTCAAGAGGAAGTACGGATGCATTACAAAGTAACAGCCCGATTATTGGCTCTCTTGTCCGCCTTGGTGGTGACTCTCCTGACCGCGGTGGTGACCTGTGCCGCGGATAAGGAGGAGCCGGCCACGGTTGTATCGGCCGTCGTTACCCGTGTCTGCGGAACCGTGTACGGCATCACGTTCACCGTTCTGGTTGACGGTAAGCTGTCCGTCATAGTGGTGGGCAAGGAGAACGACCCCGGCAAGGAACTCCTTGACGCGATGATGAAGCAAGCAGGCACCTTAGTAGGCAACTTCGACGTTATTGATCCTAAATATTGTGGGAGCAGAATCTAACATGAGCAAGCCGATTCCGGAATACCTAGTCGAGATGTCCCAGACCGAGGCGGGCCGCAAGGCGCTGAGGGAGGAGATGGTGGCCGTCAAGGAAGCCATGCTGTGCTTGGAGGAGCTTCTTTACCAGCGGAGTGCCGAGGCCGATATCGAGGCCGCTCTCGTGGTCCCCGCGGCACCGCCGGTCCCGGTCCTGGCCCCGCCGGTCCGGGTACTGGGCTTGCCGGCCCCGGTCCTGGCCGTGAAGGACGCCCCGGCTCTCGTGGAGGCCGGTCCGTCGTCGCCGCCCCTCCCCACCGCGACTGTCTTGCCGTTCCGCGACAAGAGCGCCCCGAAGAAGGCCGCGCAGGCTGACGGCGGCATGACGGCGGCCGCTGTCATTGACTCCCTTCAGGGGTCGAAGGCCCGCATCGACGGTATCTTCACGGTTTACTTCACCACGGACGGTGGAACTGGTGTAGGCTTCTCGGCCGGCCTGAGTTCGGCCCGCCTTGCGATAGTGGCCCAGTTGGCGATGGCGCTGTCCGTCTCAGCCGGATCCCGGGCTATTCACGGGGCAGGGAGCGTAGCATGAACCACACGACGCCGCAGCTCAGGTTTAACGAGCAGGATCAGCTGCTGTTCGACATGCGGGCAGAGGAGTTGAAGTACGAACTGGAGCGGGACGAGCAGCGCCGCGAGGAGCTACTTCGGGTAGCCACGGCAATACTGGTCACCGACATCAACTGCATGTCCTACCACGCCGCGGTCTCGCTGGCAGCTGGCCTCATTGACGCGGTCGAGGCCTTCATGGATACGGAGGTCCCAGAATAGAAAAGGGGCCCCGTAGGGCCCCGTCTCAGGTTCTTGTTGATGGTGTCGAACTTTGGCCCGGGTAACCCCCGGGCCTTTTTTATGTGTCCGACTGGGTCCGCCTCCACCATCTGATCCCGTATGTGGCCAAGAACACAGACATGGCCCCTATTTGATACCAAACGGGCGTAGCGTCGATGGCGCTAAATCCTTCCTTCACCCAGGGGGCCGTATGCGGAATGAAGCAAAGAATGAACGGGGTCATGAACATGACGAGGACGGCCTCATCCTTCCACCCGCCGCTATGCGCCTTGAGGGACTCGATCTCCCAGGTAGCGTCGGCCGTCATGCCTGCCGAGATAAGCTCCATCTGCCGCTGGTGCACGGCGGCGGTAATCTCCCGCTTCTGCTTGCCTTCCTCCGCCTTCAACTCCATGCGCCGCTGGAAGTAGCCGACCACGGGGGCCGCCGCACCACCAAGGATTTTTTGTAATATGTTCACAGAACTCCCCGATTATTTGGAAGATGTTTCAAAAGAGGCTCAGGTCCAGGCCGCCCTCTCCCGCTTGGACCGCCTGATGCGGGCGCGGAAGCGGGAGCGGAACTGCGACGGGGTCTTTACCCGGGACCACGATAGTCCCTTGGCCCTGGCCGATGCCTCCAACGCAGCGCGCGGAGCCACCCCCGCGGCCGAGAGCAGGTCCATGTAGACCGCCAGCCACTGGGGCCCATGCGCCGGTAGATCATGCCCTAGCAGGTAGTCGGTGATCGCGTGGGCCGCCTCGTGCAGGGCGATGGCCGTGTTCCAATGCCGGGGCCGCAAGAGGATTCGGTGCGTCTCCGGATCGTAGAAGCTAGTGCCCTTGTTCAGCCGGCACCCCGTGGTGACTGGGGGCGGGATACGGTAGCGGGCGCAGGCCCAGCGGACCCACTTGCGGGGACCGGCCACGGACGGGAACATTTGTGTTACCCACGTCCTCCACTGTCCCTCCCAAGAGTACGTCCGCCGCTGCTGCGGATCAGGCACGACCGCCCCACGCAAGGCTGTAATGATTGCCGTCAGGACGCTTGAACCGCCCGCCCCAGCGGCAATCCGTGTCCAGCTTCTCCCACCATTCCCCGATGGGCTTGTGGGCCTCCGTGGTCGGGAGGAATACCCCGTCCTTGAACAGGTTGAGGTCAATGGCGAGCCGGTCCATGTGTAGGGACGTGGAGATGCCCCGGCCCTTCGCTGCGTTGAGGGCGGCCTGCTCGGGCGTTCGCCACGCTTCGCCGAGCGTACACTCGAAGCCCTGGGCATAGACTTGGTCGAGCAGCCGGGCGACTAGCCTACTGAACTTCCTCTGTTGCTTGGACAAAGTCATCGGTTTCTTCCTCGTTATTTTTATTGACGTACTGGGCGAGAAGCCGGGTGCCGATCTCGGTGGCCGCCCGGGCATTGCCCCGGTAGGCCTCCCGGTTCATGGCCTGAAGCTGGCGGTAGCCGCTCTCGCTGAATAGGGCCCGCTCCAGGGAGCCCTGCCGCTCCAGGCGAGCCACGATGGACACCACGAACGGGAGGGCGCGGGAGGCAATCGCCATCTGGGCCCGGACCGGCTCGATGCCGCGCTCCCCGGCCTGCCCCGCCTTGGGGCCCGCGTTGAGGATGGTCCGGGCGAAGGCGATGCGGGCCTCGATCCTGACCCGCTCGGGCTTGGTCCAGAACATAGCCCCGACCGGGGTAGCTCCGTCCCGCATCTCCGACAGGAACCTCTCCGGGGAGACATCCGACATCTTGGCCGCGTCGGCCGGGTTGACCATCGCCTTGAGGACCTGATTCAGCTTCACCTGCTTCATCTCCTCGATGACCCCCGGGTGGGAGCGGCGGAGGATCGAGAGGGTCTGGATCTGCTCGTTCTGGGGCTTGCGCATCAGGGTGTCCAAGGCCTCGATGGCATCCTTCGGGGGCTTGTTCGGGTTCCCCAGGATCACGCCAAGGCTGGAGTTCTGGAGGTACTTGCGCTCCCTGGCCGCCGCTGTGTAGGCGGCCTTGGCCTGATCCATGAGGCCCCAGGCCGGGGTGGCGGTCATGCCGGCCACCTGTGCGTCGGCATCAATCGAGTTGGCGAGCCGCTGGGCAAACCGCTTCTCCGCGGTAGCGGCCTTCCACGACTCGGACCCCGGCGGGGCTGCGTCGATCTTGTTCTGGGCCGACGAGCGCATCCGCCCCGCGGCCTGTCGCACGGCCAGGGTCTGCTCCAGGGACCAGGGCGGCGCGGGGGCCAGCATCACCCCACCCGGGATGAACGCGACCGGGACATCATCGGTCATGGCCTGCATGTCCTTGACCACCCCCTTGAACTTGGGGTTCAGGTTGGACACCAGAGACGCGATGTTCCCC